CAAAAAGGTGCTGATCTAATGAGCATAACTGATTACTTTGATAATAGCTTTCATGCTATGGACAACCCTTACTTTACAAGCGCAGAAAACCTAGCGTCTATAAAATATCAAATGACTGTAGAAAAGATAACTGATGCAATACAGGTCAGGACTGCTGACACAACTGCAGGTTCAGTAATCAACTGGTTAGACAGGTATCTACTAAGGCAACTACCTATAGGTGCTTGGGAAGACTTTACACTAAAAAGAAAAACTGTATCTGAAGAATTTGCTAGGGCTATCTCAGGTGATATGCCAATCAAAGACTTCGAGACATTCCTAGATGCAAGAGTAGATGAGTATCTAGAGCAAGGTTTCTTCTTTGGTGAAAACCCTGAGGCTCTAAAAGACTTACTGACTACAATAGAAAAGTTTGGAACTGATGACGGTCTAGACGATGCTCTTATAGGTGCTGTAGATTTACTACCCTTTGTTGGTTTAGGTGCTAACATAGTAGGTAAGACAGCTAAGGGTGCTAAACAAATCAATCAGGCAAGAAGAATATCTAGAACTCTAAACAGAATATCTAGATCACCAACGACAGCTACTAGAGCAGGTGCTATAAACGGACCTGATGCAGCTACTGAGGTAGCAGAAAACATAGCTAGAGTTTCAGATGAGCCAGAAAATCTAGCAAACATGGGGCCAAGCTTAACTGATCCAGTAGGTGATAACGCTCCTGTAAGACCTTTGGGTTCAGCAGCTTCATTCAATCACACTGCTCAACAACTTACAGATGAAACTTTTGCTTACCTAAGAAGAGCAGTGGGTGACATCTATGACGATGAGCTTGTCACTAACTATCTAGCCACCAGAGTAGCAAGTTTGTCTGAAAGCTTGAACAGAGGTGTCATAGACATTAAGCTAGACACTGACACAGAGAAGCTAACAGTACTACTAGGACATCCTAGAACTGGTAGAGCCATGACTAGAGATGCAGCAGAAAGACACGCAGAGGACTTTCCTGAGGCTACAGTAGTTGCTATTAGTGAGGACGCAGGAGCTTACGCTATACAGGTAGATGAAGTTATCAAGATGGATGACTTTATAAAAACTGACAAGTATGCACAGTTACAAAAAGTAGAGGGTGTAACTGGTAAAATATTTAGAAAGATATTTCAAAGGCTACCTACCTCAGGCTCACACTTGATAGATAATGCTGATGCTACAAACCTAGCTTATCGCTCTGAGGGTGCTGCTGTAAGGCTTAATCAGCTAAACGCACCAATGATTAAGAAAATAAACAGTATGTCTGCTAGGGAACTAGACGATGTAGGGGATATACTTACTAGATTACAGTCTAGAGATGAGGCTTCACACAGAAGATGGTACACTGAAGACGAGTTTGTAGAAAGATGGAGAGCAGATCATCAAGGTAGACTACCATCACAAAAGGTTTTAGATGGGTACAAAGCTTTAGTAGACCTGTCAGACCACACCTACCACGTTAGAGCAGTCAGTATGATTAGAAGACTGCACAATAATAACTTCAGAAGAATAACAGTAAACGTAGGTGGTGAAGAAAAGTTCTTGGCAGGTAAAAGGTTAGAGAATCTACCTGCAAATGTAACAGAATTTATAGATGCTCAGACAGGTGTAAGATTTACAAGGTCAGAATACGATGGTCCTATAGCTAATGTCTTTGAATTAGATATGGACATAGGTGGTATTACCCATGTAGTTGACACAAGGACAATAAAACCTCTTGAACCAGAAGACGTTTTAGGTTATAATGCAGGTGGAAGCCGAATCAATCCAGAAGCTAGTGACTTCGTAGTCTTCTTGGATGCTGACGGTAAACCACTCAAGGTTGCATTGTCAGCAAGTTCTTCTAAATCTGCTGCTATTGCTAGAGACCAGATGAACAACATCTACAGTGCTATGAAAACAGGTAACTTGACCAACGCTATTGTAAGAGCAAATAACAAATGGAACCCAAACCTGCAAACAGTAGAAGACTTTGATGGTTTTCTAGCTGATAATGGCCTAAGGCTAGACACTAATGACATACAAATATCTACAAAAAGAAGAGATGAGAGTGTGTTTTCTACAGGAGATGACGCTATAGTTCCAAACGGAACCTCATACACTGAGTTTGGTATGTTTGCTAACAGAAGAAACGACAGACCACTCATGCACTTTGGCGGTACTGTAACTGCAAACGACAATCCTATCAATTCTATCTTAAACCAAGCAAACACAGAAAGCAGAAGACTAGCTTTTTCTAACTACAATGACGCTATACAGGTTTCACTAGGTAAGAAAATCAAAGAAATAGCTGATCCTAATAGTTCTGACGTAGACTACAGAAAATACTACAGAAACGCAGAGCAATTCCTTGGTGATCCTAAGAAAGTTAGTGATCCACTAGTAAGAAAAATATTCGAAAGAAAGAAAATAACAGATTTAAGGCTAGGTGCAGAAGGTTTTGGGGATGCTTTTGCTAATCGTATGTCTCAGGATATGTCAAATATTATCTACGACACTGCTGGTATCAAGTTCAATGCAAGTAATCCTGCCCACGTCCTGACTAACTTCGGTTTTAAGACAACATTCTTACTCGATCCTTTTCAGTTCTTACTTCAGTCTGCACATTCAATAAATATTGTAGGTATGGCTGGCTTAGATGACGGTATCAAAGGTGCTGTCATGGGTAGGTTTCTTCTTCAGTCTCTAAAATTAGACGGAAGAGAGTTAGACTTGATGGTTAACCGTATGGCTACACAGTTCGGCTATACAGCAGATGAAATGAAAGAGATACGTCAACTCTTTGTGGACTCAGCAAGGTACGAGATTGACCCAACAAACTTAGTAGAAGGTTACATCGACTCGTCTAACTCTGTATCCAGAGGAAGATCAAAGAGAAGCCGTGTTGTAGGTAACTCTGTAGGAAAAGTCTGGGAAAAGACTATGAACTCAGGTATGTTCTTCTTCAACAAAGGGGAGCAAATTTCTAGGGTTACTGGGTTTGGTGCAGCAGTTAGGAAATGGAAGAAAGAAAACCCTGATCTGTCGATTTTGTCACCAGAAGGTCGCTCTTGGGTAACAAACAAAGAGCAAGCCTACACTCTAAACATGACAAACATGAGCAGGGCTGACATACAACAGGGTATACTAAGAGTACCTACACAGTTTTACAGCTATATGCTAAGATCATTTGAAGGTGTGTTCATTGGTAAAGACCTTAGTGATCTTGAAAGAATTAGACTAGCAGCAATGATTGGTCCTTTCTACGGTCTGACAGGCGTAGGTGCTACATCTTTGACATCCTCTACAGTAGACGCTTTGAACGCTTACTTACCAGATAGCTTTCAAGTAGAAGAAGGTTCTGACGCTTTTAGATTAATAAAGAATGGTCCTATAGACGCTATCTTTGCTTGGGCTGATGACACTCTACTAGGTGACGCAGCACCAGAAGTTTCTATAGCAAGCCGTGTGTCTCTAGGTGACGGTGTTGTAGATACTTACAGGAACTATCGTGATGCCAATGTCTTTGAAATCATAGGTGGTGCTGGTGGTGGTAAAGCAGGTACAACTTTAGTAGACTTTGCACAAACCCTTGGTGCTATAAAACGTGGTGATGATGTCTTACTAACGGAAAAAACTGTAGAGTTATTTAGAAACTTAAAATTCATAGATAACGCAGCTAAAGCCTACGGTGTTTTTAGACACGGTATCTACACATCAAAGACAGGGGCTAGAGTAGACGCTAACTTCACTAAGATGGACGCTTTGTTTGCTGCTTTAGGTATACCACTAGAGGAAGTACAACAGGTTTACGACTCAAACGCTGTATACTACAATACTAACAGAACATACAATAAAATATCTAAAGAAATAGGTCCACGTATAGACCTGTTTTGGGATAAGGTAAACGAGGGTGATGCAGAGAGAGCCAAAGAAATACTAGACAGTATACACTTATCTGTCAGTAGGATCAACGGGCTACCTGATGAGCTTAGAGATAGGCTAAGAGAACAAGTAATGAACGGTTTCAAGAGTAAGACAACTTGGGAACGTGTCAAACAGCTAAGACGAATGGGTCTTGAAACAGAAGCAGAACAGTTAGAAGAAATTACGAGGTAATAATATGGGCGTTTTAAACCCTACACTAGAAAGTCAAGTTGCATTTGAAGCTCCTGTACAAGCTCCAAGAGAATACAATGCTCTTACTGACATAGCTAAACTAGCCACAGGCTTTACCAAAGCTTTACCAACTACCACTGCTACATCAGCAGACAGAGCAGTACTAGCTAACTTTGGTAATGAGATAAGCGCAGCAAGAGATTTAAAAGAGCAAGGTAAACCTTACAAAGTACGTCTAGAAAATGCAGCTATTGCTGCAGTTAGTACCTTAGGTAAGAATGTTCCAGACGATTTAAAGAATCTTTATCAAAATGTTTCTGGAGTTTCTTTTGATTCTTTAGGTGCTGATGATGACTACATGGAAGACACTGCTAGAATGAATATGTTAGAGTCAGAGAAAGGTCAATCTCTATACTTAGCAGTAAAAGCTTCTAACACTGGTTTTACTAACGAAGAAATAGAAGATGAAGTGTTGTCTATACTAAATGAAGAAGCTTTTTTACAAGCTGCTGTTGAAAGACAGAAACTTAAACTAACGTTAGGTCAACCTATTGAAGCTACTCCTATAGTAGAAAGCATACAAAACGATTTTAACTTACTTACACTAAAAGTAAAAGAGTATCAAGCTGATAATATAATTACTAGAGATGAGTTTTTATCTGCTAGTACTTCAGTAAAAAGTTTGATAGCTTCTAAGTATGCAGGTATGGAAGCAAATCCTCAAGTAAAAGCTGTCATAACTCAGATGAACGGCTTACTAGATGACATAGGTAAGGGTGTGTCTACTGATCCTTTAGATATACAACTTGATGCTGTTCAAGTGGCTCTTTCAAAAGCTGGTTTTAACCCTGCAACCATAGCTGTAATACGATCTATGATAAAAACAAACCCTCAGTCATTTAAAGAAACTTTACTTGAAAAATTCCAAACAGCAGAAGATAAGACTTGGGTTGATGCTTTGGTAAAAATGTGGGATGCACCAGAAGGGTCAAAAATAGAGGACATCTTTGACACTGGTAGACCTGAGATAAAAGACAATCCTGAACCTTTAGAAATACCTACTATAAAAACTACTGATCCAGAAGAGTTGTCAGCAGTAATAGGTAGTATGAATAAAATAGTATCTTTTGCTGACCCTAGTAATCTTAGAAATAATGCTCAAGCTAGAAACCAATGGTTCAATGCCACAAATACACTAGCAACTATAATAGCACGTACTGGTGGTGATACTTTTTTAGGTGAAAAGTTACTAGAAAGGTTTGCGTCTAAAAGTATGTTGGATAATTTAAAAGCTGCTGGCGAGGCAGATGGACCTAACGCTGAGCAAACTAGTATGTTAATTGGAAAAGCCTTAGCTCATCAGTATCAAAACGCAAGAACTAAAATAGAACAAACACTAGCTTCAGGTGATGGTCAATTTTTGTTTATGGAAAATGACAAACTTGTTATTAAAACAGAGGTTCTTCAAGAACGTGTTGATCAAGGTCTTGTTCCTCAAGGTAATAGAAGAATGGCTGAAATAAACAGAGTTGTAAAAGGTATAGATGAAGCTGGTGGACTAGAAGAATTTTTTAAACTGAGTGAAAGAAGAAAAGAAGAGATACTCCAAGGTTCAACCTTTGAGCGTATCTTCAATGCACAATTCAATGATACTTTTAAACTATATACAACCTTACAATCTATACTAAAAAAAGAAGCAGCACTAGATACCTACGGATTTACAAGTGAAGTTTCAAGAATAATAAATAGTACATCAGGAGGACAACCTGTTGTAGGACCATCTCAGGAAATTGGTGAAGCCCAAAAAGTAGAGTACACAAGGGATAACCCATACGTATTTAAAGAAGGAATAAGTGAAGCAGATGCGGAAGCTATTTACAATAATCTTCCTATCGGGAGTTTTTATCGTGATCCCGATGGCAGTGGGGTGTACGAAAGATTGGAAAACTAGTATGGCAAGTAGCTGGAATAAAGGAAGACTTGTTACAAATGAGGCTAGTCTACAATCAACTTCTACTACTCAACAAACAATGGAGTTGGTAGAAGCTAAAGGATACGACACGTTGTTTGATAACTATGAAACAAAGAGTACACCTTTTAGAGGAACTAGAGTGTCAACTATGACACTGGGGCAACTCTATGATTTTTCTCAACCGTCTAATCAGTATGGTCAATACGTAAAAACTAGATTACCCCCAGAAACTATAGCCTACCAAAAAGGTTTAACGTCTACACCTATGGGTAAATACCAGATCATAGGCAGTGTTCTTAAAAGTGTAGCAGATCAAATGGATTTACCCGATGATACTGTTTTTAATAAAGACACACAAGACAAAATGTTTTTGTTTCTAGCTAGGGATGCTATAAAAAGAGGTAAAACACCTAAAATAAAAAGAGATAATTTAAGAGGAATTTGGGAAGGTTTCAAGCACGTAGACAACGCAACCCTTGACAAGTTAATAGCAGAGGTTGGTAATGGCTAGTAGTTGGAACAAAGGTAGGTTAGTAGAAACTGTTGTAGATGCTGCAGTAGAAAGCGCAAGTAAAGCTGTAAGTCAAGGACCATCTTTCTTTGACACAGTAATTAACGAAGCATCTCAAGCTATGGCTAGTGGTGCAGAGATTGTAGCTGATGCTGCTGATAGTGCATATCAGTTATTACCTGAGTCTGACACTATAAAAGAAAGTGTGTCCTCTATGGTAAGCAGGATTCCTGAACCAAACATACCTACTTTTAATATTGGTGCTATAAGTGAAACAGCCAGTAACATAAATCAACAAGTTACAGAAGCTAGAAACGCACAAAACACAAAAATAAAAAAGTACTCTGAGTTAGCTAATACCACTGCAGCTAAATTATTGCTTCAAGACTTTAAGCTCTTTGATTTTCAAAAGAAAAAAATGACCATAACAGAAAAAAATTTTAAAGAAGATGAGATTCAGTTTTTAAGAGCAATGGCAAAACAATATGGTACTGGTCTTATAGAAAAAGATATGTACAAGGGTATTACATTCGGTGACGTTAGGGGTGGTAACGTAGAAAAAATTTCTGATGTAGAACTTTCTCTTGCTGACAGGGTGTACAATAGTTTAGGTAACTTTACTATTTCCAAGGATGAAAAAACAGGAGAGTACTTTATTGATGATGTCTACGATTGGAACATCTACACAGATTACACAGATTTGTCAGCAGGAATAGACCCTGAGACAGGAAGACCAAAGGGTAGGGTTTACACAACAGAGCAGTTCGAAGCTAAGTTTCCTAATAAGATGGAGGCATTGCTTGCGACTTGGAACTCAGACGCTTCTGAGTTTGAAAAAATACACAATACAGCTTTTCTTTTTGGAAGCAGAGACTATAAAGATAACACTAAAGACACTGGTGTAAAAATGAGAATTAACTTAGGGAAACTAGACTAATGAGACTAGCAATAGCATTAACACTCGTACTATTCTTGGGTGGCTGTCTGTCACCTTTGGCACTGATGAGTAGCTTTGGTGGTGGAGGTAAAGGCGATGGTACATCCGTCAACGCCAACACACAGATAGGTAAAGAGAACAATCAGTCAGCTATTGACCAGAGTAGAGACATATCAGGTGAGAACGTAAACGTCAATCAGTCAGAGGGTGCTTTCAGCATTGATGGTGACGCAGGTAACGTCAAGGTACTGAACCAAGACATACCTATGTGGATGATACTACTGGCTGTACTAGGGTGGATGCTACCGTCACCTATAGAGATATGGAGAGGCTTCTTAAAAACTATAACATTCGGTAGGTATCGTGGCTAAGATAGACAAATCAAAGATGAAGTGCAACAGCCCTAAGCGTCAGGTCTCTGGCGGTAAGAAGTTTGTTGTTAAGGCTTGTCAGGGTGGTAAAGAAAAGATCATCAGGTTTGGTGATGCCAACATGACAATCAAAAAGAATAACCCTAAACGTAGAAAATCTTTTCGTGCAAGGCATAAGTGTGATACAGCTAAAGATAAGATGACTGCACGATACTGGTCATGTAAGAAGTGGTAGAGTAGATGGAGTTACCTAAAGTAAATATAGCAGTAATTGGTATCATCTGTAGTTCATTGGGTGGTATGGTGTGGTATGCCTCAGAGCAAGCTTCAATAATAGCTAATCTAGAAGAGACTGTAGCAATACTAGACGCTCAAAGCAATACAGCAGATAAAGTAAATATGATCAGAGATATTGATCAAAACAAAATCAACATAAATGAGATAGTTGATATAATGTCTGACATGGAAACAGACATTTACAAAGAGACAGATGAGTTATGGGATGAGGTGGACGGTATGAGCTTGAGTATCATGCGTATCGTTGAGCTACAACAGAGAGTGGCAGTATTAGAAAAGACACTAGAGTTCATCACTCGTGATCACAAAGATATGCTTGATCCGAGGCACTAACTATGATTGATCCACTCAGCGCATTGGCGATGGTCAAGGGTGGCATCAGCGCAGGTAAGGCACTCTCGTCTATGTCCAAGGAGCTAGGTAGTTTCTTTGACAGTGTAGACAGCGCAAAGAAGGATCACGAAAAGAAGAAACAAAGCCCCTTCAGTAGTACAAATGAAGAAGCTCTGGATACGTTTATGAAACGTCAACAGGCTAAACAAGCTGAAGAAGAATTGAGAGAGTTCATTGTTAACACTATTGGCTACTCTGCTTATCAGGAACTACTCAAACTTCGTAGAGAGATTGCTCAAGAAAGAAAAGAAGCAGAAAGACAAGCAAGACTAGACGCTGAACGCATAAAAGAAAACGCTGAGATGGCGTTTATTACTGTAGTAATCTTTTTGTTGATATGTGGTGGGGCACTAGGTTTACTAGTCGCTATGGGTTGGGTAGATTTTTAATGGTAGAAGAATACGATTTAGACAAGAACGGTAAGTTAGATGCCGAAGAGCGTCAACTTTACCTAGATGATAGGCGTAGACGGCTAGAGGATGACGATGCCAAGCGTGATGCCCAGCGCAACATGACTTGGTTTGCTCTATCAGGTATGGTGTTGTACCCTTTAGGTATCTTTCTGTGTACTGTCATTGGTCAAGAGACTGCTGCAATGTTGATAGCTGACATAGCTAACATCTACGTTGTATCTGTATCAGCACTTGTAGGAGCGTACTTTGGGTTTACTGCGATGGGAAATAAAAAATAGTAGAGGTAAGTAATGTCTAAACCAAAACCAAATAATCCTTCACTTTGGTCAAGAGCCAAAGCAGCAGCAAGAAAAAAATTCAAGGTTTACCCTAGTGCCTACGCAAATGCTTGGGCTGCAAAGTGGTATAAATCTAAGGGTGGTACATGGTCAGGTAAAGATAACAGAGTAAAGAAGAAGAGGAAAGCATAATGCCAACTTCAAAGTATTCACCTAAACAAAAGAGGATAGCTGCTGTAGCTCCACCAAGGAATAAGATTACAAAGGCTGACTTTGATAAGTTAAATAAAATGAAGAAGGGAAAGAAAAAGAAATGAGAAGATATTTGAAAAGACTTTGGTGTGCGATAATGAATCGAAAGTGTAATCCAGATTGTGAGTGTTGTTGATATGGCTAAAGGTGTAAAACATTATCTAAGAGATGGAACTGAGTACAAAGGTGCTTCACACAAGATGGCTAATGGTCATGTTCACACAGGTAAAACTCATACTAAAACAAGCAAGAGGTTGTACCACTTCAAAGACCTTAGTGCTACAGCAAAGAAGAAGGCTAGAGGCTAATGGCTAAGGGCGGCTTGGGTAAATGGTTTGCTGAAGAGTGGGTTGATGTTAAGACTGGCAAATCTTGTGGACGTAAGAAAGCTAAGGGAAGCAAGCGTCCGTATCCAGCCTGTCGTCCGAAGTCGGTGGCAGGAAGAATCTCCAAGAAGGAGGCTGCCAAAAAGAAAGGACCAAAGAGAGTATCTTGGTCCACAACAGCATCAGGAAAGAAAAGAAAGAAGAAGAGGTCATAAGTAGACCTCCTTTTTTATACCTTCTGACCCCAATGGTAACAATGAGAATCCATAATCATCCAACCCTGTGCCTCGATTTGTAACCTACCATCAGCAAGAGATATTACACATTCTTTTTCTGTGTTAAAAACCCTAGGTGTACCAAAGGTTCTACAGTCTGTAACTGACATATTACAGGCTAGAATTATAGCACTAAACATTTACTTTCCTTCCACCTCATGTATCAACCTTTCTAAGTACCACAAAGCTTTCTTCAAGTCTTCTACAGGTTTACCTTTGTATCTGTACCTGTGCATATACTTCTTGCAGTTACCCTCTAGGTAGCCCATGAACATCATAGCGTCCATGTTGTCCTTCATGTAATCAATACACTCTATTTCGCCATCTCCATAGTGAGGTGGCTTATTTATTACAGTATCTAGTTCTATATCTTCTATCTCATCCAACATTTCTTCTATCGAAAACTCTTCTTCCTCTTCGTGCATTCTAAGCTCCTATATCTACTACTTCACAGACATCACCAGTACAAGCAAACGTCTGACTTGAGTTAGTACTATCTTCTTTTTCGTAATCTGTCAAGGCTGACCAGTCTATTTTCTCTGGCATTAGTGACAATAATGTCACATACTCACTCTTCATTATGTCTTGATACGGTGCTTGCTGATAGGTATGTTCGTTGTAAGGAAGGAATGACACTCCTGACATCTCATCAAAGTGTTTGTAGACAAACGCTCCAACCTCAAACCACTCATCCTTCCTGACGTTGATAGTCACACTAGGCTTGTGCTCACACCAATGTCTCTGATACATGAGCCATGTCTCTAGCTGATCTACTGCTGACATATCTTCAGTAACTATAGCGTTGGTTGGTGACTTGATAGGAAAGCTGAACACTGTAGTCTGATTAGGTTTCATTACACAAGGTTCATTAGGTATGCCTTGATCCTTCATAAAGGCTGTCAGTGGGTCTTTGTTGTCACCTCTTACAGTCCTGATGTAGTGCTTGGAATGTCTTGCGTGGATACCTGAGGCACTGTCAACGAGTTGACTGACGGTTCCTGAAGGTTTGACGCAGGTAATAGCAGTGGAAGGATTAATCCCAAGAGTATCAGCCAGACTAGTATTTGTGTTAACTGCAACCTGTCTAAGGTTTTCGAGATTCTTTGATAGACCATTAGTTTTACTCGTTAATAAAGGGTTGTCCATTATGCCTGTTAGAGATACACCTAACAAACGCTCTTCTTCTGTGTTGTCTTTCCATATCTTACGAAGGTATGGGAACTTAGTGTAGGTAGACTGTATAGTTCCTAGTGTAGTAGCTATCCTTACCTTACGTGCTAGGTCAGCGAAGTTATCGTTAGACCTTACAACAACCTCTGTTAAGTTACAGAACTGGTATGGCCTAAGTATAATCTCTGAGCAAGGGTTAGTGCCAAACTGCCAGTCAGGATCACGTCTACCATACTTAGCTGCTTGTGCCTTGCTTGCTTCTCTGTTGAAGATACCTCGCTCACCACTACCTGACTCGACTAGAGCCATCCACTCACGCATGAATGACAGGCTGTCAGGCTTCTCTGTGTAGGCTACAGAGTTGTTAGCTAATGCACGTTGAGGATCGTTAGTCCACCAATCACCTGACTTGGCGTGTCTCATTCTGTTATCTGACAAGTTAGACAGACTTATCATAGCTGACCTTCTTACACCACCCATGACAACAATCTCACCAACTTTACACATAAGGTCATGGCACTCTATTGAGGATAGCTTACGTCCTTGTGCATCCTTAAATACTTTTACTGAGAAGTTAAACAAGTCAACCAAAGGAGCAGGACCACTAGCCCTACCACCAAATGTTTTTAGTCTAGACCCTGCAGGTCTTACCTTTGACACATCCCACTTAGGTATCTCTCCTGCCCACAACAAAGCTAGTATCTGTCTGAAAGCTTTAGCCCAACCCTCTTTACTGTCCTTGACAACAACTATGGTGTCGCTCTCGTAAAGCTCAGGTACTTCTGGTAGCTGATGTACGAACTGTCTCTCTACTGAGAAGCCTACACCAGTGCCACACAGTAGTATAAACATAGCCTCATCGAAGGACTTAGGGTCATCGACAGGCATATAGCTGCAGTTATAGCCTGATGTGTTGTCTCTATCCAACGCCTTACCTGCTGTCATCATAGCTCTCATGCTAGGCATGACCTCTAGGTTAAGTATTGCTTCTTCTATTTGTTTGACAAAGCTGTCTCTACCCATGACAGGTATAACTACATTCTCCATGTATCTCTCGACAGTCTCAGCCCAAGTCTCTCTTCGTTGTTCTTTTTCTAACCAACGTGCATACCTTGATGTATGTATGAACGCTTGGTAATCGGTTGGTAAATAGTTATTCATTTATCTTTTCCCATGTTTGTAGGTGAGTAAACTTCACCGTTGTATTTACTTCCTGTTGCAAACTCGCCATCCTCTACGCCATTGTTACATTTAAAAACTACTATCAATAAAAAGAATGTAGCTACCAAAGTAACTCTTTTAGAATAAAGTATAAACAAGTCAAATGTTTTCTTTGCTTCTACCTCTGCTGCTTCTCTTGGTGTCATTCTGGATCATTCCAAGGGTAACAAGGAACTATGCTTTGTTTACAGTACTTAGCATTGTCTACTAATAAAACTGGAACTACTACTATAACAAAGATACAGAAAAGTACAGGCCATATCAGACCCTTCATGTCACAGTAGTTCATCTTTCCAAGTCCTTCCATTCCCTAATTTCTACATCTAAATAAAAGTAATCATTCATGTTGATAGTACCATCGTCTACTAGTTTACGTATGATTGCTTCATCATCTAAATCATTTTGTTCCATCAACAACTGTAGTCCGTAGTTATTGACAAGAGCTTCTATCTTACTATCGTGGTCAAACATTGTCAAGCCTTAATGTATCCAAAGTGAAGTTTCTTTTTCATGGAGTATAGGCATATCAGCCTGTTTTATTTTGTTCATAAAGTTGTAAGCTTCATTAAAATCTTTGAAGTATAACTCATCATCAAAGACCAAACCTTTTTCTTCAACCCTACATAACAAAGCCCACTTATCTCCTTGGTCTATCGGACCATCAAGATACTGATGTACTTTAACTTGCATTTTTCATCCCTTCAATATCAAAGTATCTTATGTTATCATTAGTATTAGACAATATAGGTATCATGTTAGAGTACCTTGTTCAAGCATATCTTCTTTTTTTTCTCTTTTACCCAGTCATGTGGTATTATTTCTTTAGCAAATAAGAAGCCGTGGTAATCACACCAGTCTGCGTAAGTGCTCTTTGCACCCTTGTTTAGTCTCTGGTAAGGATTACTAAAGACAAACCTTATGTCAAGCTCAGGGTGTAGCTCTTGTATCCACTTGTGTTTGTTCCTATCAGGTAAAGTAAACCTACCCTTAGTCTCAACTATGATACCGTTGGGTAGTATAAAGTCAGGAGTATACTTCCTTACTCTCATGTCACGCCACTGTACCTTTAGTGTCTCGTACTCAAACTTGACACGTTTCTTTGTAAGGTACTTAGCGTTACGCTCTTCTAGTCCTGATCTGAATCTGTGAACTTGGGTGGTTGCCATATCTGTTCTTCTTCTCTTCGTAACCAAAGTAGTTTACCGTTCTCAATAACTCTGTCTTCATCACCACCGTAGGCTCTGACACACTCCTGATACAAGTCTTGTTCTGTATGACAGTCAGCTAGTATCTTGTCAGCTTTCTTAGGACCAACGCCATAGATACCCTGTATGTTATCTGCTGAGTCGCCTGTCAGTATCTGTTTGTAAAAGAACTTGAGTCCATCAAACTCTTCAACAGTTTTCCAAGTACGTCTGTGTGGGTTGTAGTGTGTACATGGTAGCTGTAGCATATCCTTGTCTATTGATATGACAATGCTCTCAGGGTTAGACCAGATGCCTATCAGGTCATCAGCCTCTTCATCCTTGGACACAATAGCTTTCCAGTTGTCGATCAGGTGTTGTCTAATATCACCAAGGTGTGCAGGTCTTTCTTGTTTCCTGTTACCTTTGTATTCTCTGGTGACAGCAATCTTCTTTCTGAAGTTGCCTTTACCTGTCAGGAATATCTGATACTTGTCATCAGTTACTTCCCATAGCACTGCCTCAAGTGCAGTCTCTATTAGCTCATCAATCTTTTCTACTGCTGCCTCTGTCTCTTCATCTGCACAAGAGAAAGCTGCACGATAAGCGAACGGATCACCATCAACCAGTATTTGCAAGTTCTCGTTCTTTGGCACGTTGACGTTCCTTCTGTGTCATTGGTCTAAGTATCTCGTCACTGTAGTCAACGATGATTCCTGTGTTCCACTTACTGCGTTCTTTTTCTGCTGCTTCGAAAGTATCGAACAGCTTTGGTTTGTATCCTTCTGTAGTATTACAAGGCCACTCTTCAGGCACGTAGTTGTAATCCTCATCAGTATCAAACATAATCATTACTGCGTATTTCATATCTAACCTCAGGGAAAAAGGACAGGGCCGAAGCCCTGCCAGTTACAACGAAAGGAGTACATGGGTTGTTACCAACGATCCTCTGAAGCCATCTCTTCAAATGGTACGTGTTCGAGGATGCCCACTTTCTCTAACCTGACTGAGGCGGTAGAACCCTCACCGTAGATAGAGATTTTAACCTTAGCCTTAGTGCCGTTACCAAGAGCACCGTCTTCAATGTAATCCCAAGGTTTATTGGTAGTGCCGTGAGTAACGGATGGCGCACCACCAAAGTCTTCAATACCAGAAGGGTGTTTGTTAGGACGTTTGAGTTTCATACCTGCACGATTGTCTGCTGCAGAGATTGGTTTGATCATACGGTTGCCCATTGATTCCTCAGGGAAACCCATCTCAACAATCTTCTGTAGCTCATCATCGTCCTTGGGTACGAACACAGTATTGAACTGTCCTTCTGTACGCTCATGGTATTCTGAGTCATCTATGTTGTCCTCGAAGATACGTGCGTAATACAAGTCACCCTCGAATACACCATACTTAGTTTTCTTTTTAGCTGTCATTACAAGCTCCTTCTATTGATTCGTTCTACATACATACTATACTTGTAAACCTTTGTCAAGTGTAAAGATATACAATAATACAACAAGTTATAAACATAGTCACTAATGAGTATCCTTCCAATTATATCCTATGTCAGTTGACCCTGCGAGTGGGCAGATCATACCAAACTTTTCACCAGTGTCAACAATAGATTGCCTTTGTATCTTACCTAGTAGTTCAGCATCTTTCATCTGCCCACGCACTTCTGTTTGCCACTCATCGTGAGGCCACGTAACAAGCTTGAACTCAAGGAACTGTCTCTTAGCTTTGTGTACCCAATCGAGTGCTGCGTGTTTCATTATGGTTGACTCACCATTCTGAAGCATACCTGCTAGTGTCTTGTGTTCTGAAGGCACTATAACCTTACGTCCATCAAGACCTTTGAACCAACCACGTTTAGCTATGTGTGGTATAATCTTTTTCTTTAAGTCAGCAAGTCCTTGAATTGATTGCATAAAGTTTTCAACTGCTTGCTTCGCTTCTTTCTGATTGACCTTGAGTATCTGTGCTACCTTGGCATTACCTGCTCCAAGTAGGAACGCATAGATAAAAGTCTTAGCCATATCTCTAGTGACGTGTGACATACCTAGAGCCTTACGGTTGAGGTTGTGTATGTCTGTCTCATCTTCCTTTTTACCTGACACGATAGCGTGTACGTATTCCTCTGACTTCATCAGGTGTGCGAGTACACGTAACTGGATACCCTCAGCATCTGTGCCTACCAAGTAACAGCCTTTGGGTACACACCATAGCTCACGTAGTTGCCCATCGTATCTGTCCTTCACCTTCTCTACAGCAGTGACAGCATCACCGTGAAACTGTGCAGGGATGTTAGCTTGGTTAGGATTTCTGTGTGCCATCCTACCTGTCCATGCACCAACGTGAGTAAAGCTACCGTGTATACGTGAATCGTCACCACAATGCCCTAGCCATTCCACTAGTGAGGATCGTCTACCTTCTAGTGTCAACCACTCTGCTAAACGTTTGCCACCTACAGGGGCAGTGTCAGGCAGTGTGTTAAGGTTTGCCTCAGATAAAGTCCATCCGAACTTAGCAAACTTCTGTCCTCGTTCATCCATTTATTATTCCTTTAAATACTTTACCATTCTTTCTAAGATAGATACGTCATGTTTAGCTAACCCCATAGCAGAGTTACAGGGATTACAAATCCATCCTCTAGCTGTCATCTTGTCTTGGCAATGGTCAACAGAAAAAGGGCTTTGTGTTTTGTATACACCCCTCTTCAGATAATCATCATGTGACATATTACATAAAGGACATCTGTAATCTTTTGGTAAGGGGTTTTGTTTTCGGTATTGTTTTTTTATAGCTTCAGACTTATCATCACAAGTACTACAAGTAGAGCTTAGTGTATGCCTATCTCCATGACGTTTAACCAATACTCTAAATTTGTGTAATGGTTTAACTTCTTTACAGCCAACACATGTTTTAGTTTCTATTACCACTTTTTCCTCTTGTTCTGTTCTAAAAAAATCTAGCTGCATTAGCTGACTGTCTTTCATAATCTATATGCCCTTTCGTTTTCTCAAAGGGTTTCCATCCTGCATCCCACAGTCTTTCTATTCTCATCTTAGGTGAGGCAGGGTTGAAGTCTATGAAGTCGTAGCATACTA